GTTAAGGATGGTGACATTTGCACCACTGCCCTGACTTATAATAATAGAATGACCACCTGAAGTTGCATTTTCTATTATCTGTACCCGCTTCATTGTGTTCGGGGCAATAGTTATGGTGCAGGCTGAGTCTAGTGTCCCTGTATATTTAAGGTGAAACGCTCTTGCTTGGTCTGACGCTCCATCAGCCACAGTAGATGTGTGGGTGTTTGCGTTAGTAGTTATGCCTTCAGAGCCAATACCTAAAGCTTCTCCTATAATTTCTAAAGAAGCGTTGGTTGTAGTTCCCCAGTTCGCATCGCCATTACCTGGCTCTGCAATTCTTAGATTATTTACATATGTTGCAGTCATAATTTTACGCCGCTATTTCTGTCCAAGTAGTATTTATTCCTGGGTTAACTGGACTCCACAGGTTTACTGCTCCAGCTAATCCTGTTAATTCAAGACCCGTAACACCTATGGATATTCCGCCTCCAGCATCTTCTGAAGTATTGCCTGCAGTTGCACCAACAGATATTCCTGTAACATTTACAGTAATATCGCCTACAAAACTAACAGATCCTATAGCACTTGTAAGAGCAGGAAAAGCTACATCCTGATTGTAACCACCTACATTGTACGTTTGGGTTATGCTGTTATAGCCTCCAAACGATATGGTTACATTAGCCATCTTTAGGCAATCCTAATTATCGCGCTGCTGGCATCTGCTGTTGGAAAAGATATTGTAAAGTCGCCGCTTGATGACGATTTATCAGAACCAAAATTTAGAATTAACACAGTTCGATTTGCAGTTCCCGCCGTGGTAGAGGAGTTATATATCATTGCGCCTCTTGCCGTAATGCTTGAGCTTGAAAACGTCAAGTCAGAAAAGTCTGTCAGCGCAGTAGTGCCAGATGCAACTGGAGTTACGTTGGTTAAATTGGCCCCTCCGCTACTGTATCCTGTGCCAGACACTTGATTGCTTGTAGTAAATACAGCGGTTGCTGCGCCAAGAGATGCGCTACTAGTATATAGAGCAAGCTTAAATGTATTTCCAGAACCTGTAGAAGTAGTAGTTCCCCCTCCAGATCCGCTTGTAAAGTTATGCACTCCCTGAAGAAGCTCCTTCTTAAAGGACGTAGACATTGCTTGAGTAATAGCCATTAGAGTTTCCTCAGTATTTCAGCCACATCATCGTGACCTTGTTTTTTAAATTCATTATAAAGTGTAGTTCTGTCGCTTTTAATACCTTGATTTAAAGCGTGAACAATTACATAAAACATTCTTTCTCTAAACGCTTCAGCCTGATGTTTTATAATCGGGTCTGCAGTTTCAGATATATTAATTATCTTAGCTACAGCGTTAGCTGACAACTCTTCTGGAGTATGACCTCTTTCAGATGTTGTCTGAACGCTAATGTCCCCAGGGGACATCTTTACTTCCATATCAAACATCTCTATCCCCTAGCAATATCATATCTAAATTCATCCCTAGCTCCATACCCTTCTCCAAGCTTCTTTAAGCCTTGTATAGCCATATCAAATCTTTGCTGATAAAGAGCAACCTCATCAGGTATCTTTAAGAATGTTGCAGCTTCTACTAAAGATCCGTAAAGCAAAGCGTCTGGCGCATTAGTTGATAGCCAAGTTGTTCCGCTATCTGCTCCAGCAGATAATGATGCTGGTCGGTATTTATAATGTAGCTCGACGGTATATGTGCCATTGGCAGATGGAGCCATGATAAAGTTTTCATCATCAAACATAGCGTAGTATTTAGGCAACCCAGTAGTATCTGGATTTGGAGAATAGTCCCTAATAAAAGAAACATGCTTAAACAATAAGTATGAGTAAATATCGTTAGATGATACTGCTAGGCTGTAAGGCGATAAAAAATCATCTGGTGTCTTTAAGTAAATATTTCCATTGCTAATCGTGCCAGTTTGATTCTTTCTGAATACTGGCATTTCAACATTCTTTAGTATTCTTTCTTCTGCTTCTTTTACAAAGGTGGGAAGCGTAGATACAAAAGTAGCTTCTGTTGTTTCACAGTAATTTTGAATTGCTGTTTTTAAAGTTGCATATGTAAAGCTCATGTTACTGTCACCTCACCAACTTGCCCATTACCGCGCAACGGATTTGGCGTTAAAGCTTCGTCACCCATAAACCCAACTGGGTCAAAGCCATATTGAATATCTCGCTGCTCTTCTACATTTGTTGGAGGCCGAGGATTTTTTAAAGCCTCAGGATCTGAGACATTTCTAGGAGTCATTAGCTGTGGGCTTTTTGGCTCATAGCATTCGGAACAGACCATGAACCCGGTCCATTCCTTTATTAACTTAGAATACTTTTTTTCAAAGCCACATCTATCGCATATGGCAAGAGCATATTTGCCAGCCGCATATGCCATCAGGCTCTCCTAATAGAAAAGAGGCCTGGGGTTATTTTTAAAGAAGTTGTGCCAGCGTCTTGGTCTGCTGCTCGTTGAAACTCTTCTTCATAAATACCTTTTAACATTGACACTCTGTCTGGCGCTTTTTTCAACCCAATGTAATATGCCAAGCCTGCAGCTAAACACGGATAAAACCTAAAGGGCATGTCTGTTGTATTGACGCTTGCATTTGCGTCTTCAATTCTTACCAACCTATTAATAACTAATTTGTCCGTACTGTTTTGTGACGCAGGCCAAATATATAATCTAGGGGTAATTTGCTTATCTAGAAACCACTGGGTAGGACGAGCTTTAGTATCCTTGCTTGGAATATTCCAATACTCAGATCTACCTACTTGTTGCATTGCTATATCAGTAGTTGTACCTCCAGACGTTCTTCTTAAAATAACATCAAGAACGTCAATTGTACTGTTAGACAAGTCAATAAACTGATCGGCTTCGGTCAGTATGGTTTCTGTGTTTGTAACAGTCCACTGGTTAAGCCCCCTGTTTGCCCAATCAGCAAGCAGAAGGTTAAGGGATCGCCTTGCGGTAACCCCGTCATAACCTGTGCGGAATTCTAAGCCGCATCTTTCAAATGCCTCTTCAATGTATTCCGCAACATCTGGCTCAAAGTCTCTAGTTCCTGATGTGGCCATTGCTTAGTTTCCGTCTAGTAGTTCTTATGCATAGAACAAAGTTATAGAAGACATATGGACTGCAGAATAATCTAAGTACCCGCCTTCAAGAAACAATATCCCATCATCTGGTATATCAGGATATTCTGAACTTGAAGCAGAGCCTAGCGTATTAAACTGTAACCGAATAACGCCTGTCGTATTAGTTTCTCGAAAAGTAACAGTTCCAGCGGTTGCAGTGTTCACTGCATACATGCCTTTCAAACGAAACCTTCCCCTAAATATAGGAGCATTTATATCGTTTGAAGTGCCTGCGCTTACATTACCAGCAGGATCACCTACGGCTGTAATAGAAGTAACTGAACTATAGTGATTAGCACTAGTAGCTGCTCCAGCGTTTATCCCTGCAACAGTCTCAGTAACTGCTACATTTGTCGAGTCTATACCTACAACGGTAAACGATATGCCAGAATCATTCCCAGCCGAAGTTATGGTAATCTTTCTTGCAGCATCTTGGATGTAAGGACTAGCCGTCAGCACAAGTGCAGCGTTATTAGCTACACCTGCCGCTGCCGATATTACCGTTGCATTAGCTACCGCTGAAGATATAAATGTTGATTGAATGTCAGAAGACATAATCTACCCCCTTATTTATGTAGCTACGTCATGTCCAGTAATTTCGATAAGAAGCCTACCGCCAGTATAAGTACCTGCGCCAGCACCTTGTGCGTTAACTAAGTACAGGAACTGATCAGCGGCTATTGCACCGCCAGCCACCATACTTCCAGCAACCAATGCACCGCCGTTAGTAATCTGAGACTCTGTAAGACTCCCAATAGCTGTATCTTCTACGCCTGTACCTTCTGTAGCAGAGAAGATATCAATATCGCCGTTACCTGCGGAAGGAACCTCAAGACAGGTCATTTGAATGCCAAAGATTACACCTTGGTCTGCGGTAGTAACACGCGCAAAGTAAGCAACACCCGCACCATCCCTACCAATAATGTCTCCAACAGTAGAACTTTTTGTAAGGCCGGTTAGATCAATAATAATAGTAGTCTTAACAATGTTTACGTTGGTAGCAGTATCGCTTTTAAAACGCTCAACCTGAGTAACGTAAACTGCTGCTGCGCCTTCTATACCAGCACCACCCGCAGCTTCATTAATCATTTTGTTGCCGCTGGTAATAGTAATCGTACCAGTAGCTGCATTTTTAGATACGGTTTCAAAACCGTTTTCGGAACGGACGGGGCCGTTAAAAGTTGTATTCGCCATTTAAGTTCTCCTGTCGTGGCTAATGTCTAATGTTCCATGTGAAACATCAGTCAGGGAATAAAAAACAACCCCCGGCTTACACCGGAGGCTGTAGGTTGCTCTATGAAGAGCCGGGAGATCCGTAGATTCCCAAAGGATCAGATACGCCGAAGCTGTAACGCTCACGCGCTTTGTAGCGCACGTTTCCAGTATCGAAGTCACCATCCATTGAAGTTTCAAGCGCAGTACGCTCAAAGTGCTTCATGCCGTTCGGAATATCCGTCAAGATAAAGAACGCATTGTTATCCGTCAGGTAATGGTTAACAGCATAGCCGTCTGGGATAGCACCCATGTTGCGTATGGAGTTAATGTCATTATCCGCTGTACCTACTCGCTGAGTGGTTTCCAGCAATCTATCTGCTGTAAACATCAATGCGGGTGGAACAACTAGACGCTTAGGTCGAGCCGCAATCAAAAGACCACGTTCATCTGTAAAGGCAGAGATATCAATAATCGCATTCTCTAAAGATGTTTCGTTAAGGTCTGCTGCCGTAGCAGGACGGTTACTGTTAGTGCCGCCTGAAACGAGTGGGTGACCACCGCCTCCAGCTACACCGTCACCGGCTGCTGTGAACAAGTTAACACCATCACCTGATTGAAAGGTAGCAGTGAAACCGAAGTTCAACGGGTTAACAGACTTAACTTGCTTGGTGTACGCCATTGCGCGAGCTAAAGACTTTGTATAACGAGCAGAAAGAGAATCATAAAGATTATCCTCCATTGCTTCCTCAGTTATAGCAAAACCCATAGCAATCGTTTCGTGGTTGTACCTTGCTGTAAAGCTTTCTTGTGCTGAATCATAATTGATAGCAGAACCTTCTTGCTTAACAGGGGCAGCACCAAAGCCGCTAAGTTTTACTTCTTCTTCAAAAGAACGATCAGAACTCTCTGTGTCATAGATAAGAGTGTGTTCGTCTTCATACTTCTCATACTCAAGACCAAACAAGGCGTTAAGGCCGGGGAGTAGCTCTTTGAGCATTTGTGCGCGTGAAATAGCCATTTCCTATTACTCCTTATACGCCAAGTTTAGTTTCGTAAGCGTGACTTAAAGGAAGATAGGTCACAAGACAGTCAGTGAAGGCATCGCCTACAGTGCTGTTTGGGCCATCCACGAAATCAACGATACGAAGCGGAAGTGAATTAGTCGTAGCTACAGAGCCGCCGTCTAAGGCGTTCCTGCTTCGACCGATTGAGGTTGAACCCGCAGTGTTTACCGCTGACACATTGTTTCCAAGACCAGTTTGAGCTATAGCCTCGTCACCCTGCATAAGGAATAACAATTTAGGATCGTCGCAGACAAGAGCCGCAATATCCGAAGCAACAGTTGATGCTGGATAATGCTGACTGAATGTCAGTTGACTTGTGGTGGGATCAGTAAATGAGCATCCCATAAAAATACCGACAGTTCCAGCAACAACTGCTGTTGTGACGGCTGATTTTTCTACAGTGCCAGAGGCAACCAACTTAACGAAATCACCATAAAATATAGCTGTTCCGTAGTTGCTTGCAATCTTAATATGTCGAACTTTTCCTGAAAAAGAGCCTGACGCACTAAGAGTGTTAACTGGTTCTGCACCTGATGGAGTTGCAGTAGTAGCCATGATTGGCCTCCTATTA